TCGACGATGACCGCTGGTGCGTGCGTTCGCGTGAGCGTCTTGAGTTCCACGCCTGCGCCGTTGGTTTCCGTTGCCTTGACGCCGCGGTCACGCAAGCCGAGCACCGCGCACATGGAGCGCTGGATCGCCGTGGCGAGCGCGTGGCCGTGCGAGCTTCGGGGGTGGCATAGCGTCTCGGTGCCGGTGGCCGCGGGGGCGCTTGCGCTGTTGAAGTGGAGTTCGACCACGGCATCAACGCCCATGGCGTTCAAGTTGGCAGCCTGCTCGCTGTAGCCGCCGCGGTGGTTCGGGCGCTCGACCACGCGGGACTCGATCCCGTAGACCATGAGGGCGGCGTGTACGTCGGCGGCTAGCGTGCCGTTGAAGACATACTCGGTCACGCCGCGGGCGTTGACTGCGCCCTGCGATGACAGGCGGTGGCCGATGACGACGGCGATCACAGCATGCCGCCCATCGTCCGCGCCGCTGCCGCCTTCGCGGTCTTGACCTTCGCGGCCTTGCGCCCCTTGCCGATGTCGACGCAGGCGATCTCGCACAGCGCTTCCCACTCGGCCGTCGTCGCGTCGTCTTCGTCCATGGTGGCGATCTGGCGCTGTGCTTCGCGCTTGGCATCCATGGCGAGCATCGCACCCCAGTTGTCCGGGGCGTCTCCCTCGACCACGGCGCCGCCTACGACCACGGGCAGCGGGCCGCCCACGATCTCCGCTCCGTTGGCGTCGGTGACGTCGTGACACTCGCTCGCGTGGTGATTCGCCGTGCCGTGCGTGCCGATGACGAGCACGCGTTCGCCGACTTGCTGCGACAGACACGCCGCGTGGTAGACGTGCTGTACCGTGCCTGCGTCGTTCGTGATGGCGATCATGTGTCCCTCCTAGGTGCAGTCAAGGATCATGTCCTTGAAGACTGCCTTGATCCGTTGCGTGTTGTTCGACGGGGCAAAGTACAGCGTGACGGTGATCGTGTGGTCCGTGCCGCGCCACGTGCGCAGTAGCGCGTTCCACCCCTGCAACGTCTCCGCCTCGCCACCGATCCCCACGCCGCCGTAGATCGCGTTGGGCTTCCACCACATGCTCACGATCGAGTTGTTGTCACCGGGCCACGCCTTCGCAGTCGCGCCGCTGGTCGTCGAGCCGCCGTCGGTCCCGATGTCTCGCTGGATTCGGTACTGCTGCGCGCCCGCGTAGTGAACCTCGAGATCGATCCGGTCGCCGCTTGAGTCACCTAGCTTTGGGCGGAATTCGGTTTCCGTCACTGTCGCCACGGTGCTCGTAAAGTCGACGTTTGCCCACCACCGAATGCCGTTCATCGATCCGGGCGGGCCGGGCAGCCGGAACGTCTTTGCGATGTATCGGATCTGCAGCCCGTTGGCGCCGTCGGCGTCGATGGTGAGCTGCCCGCTGGCGTCCACGGAGCACGTGTCACCGGATTGGAAATCAGCAGCAGCCCACCCGTTGCGCGCGCCGCCTGAGATGAAGTTGTGGCCCGCCGCGGTGGCGAAGTCCCGCGCCGCGATGGCGTACGTGTTCGGGTTGATATAGAGCGAAGTCATCGCATCCTCCTACATCACGATCAGGGCATTGGAGCCGAACGCGCGGATCGTGACCGATTCCAGCGGCGACGACAGCACCACCGACGACACGAACCCGCCCGCACCAGCAACCCCGATGAAGTCGCCGCTACCCGCGATGCACGACAGTTCGGAGACGCCGATCGTTGTGATGTCCCACTCGGTACCCGGCACCGAACTCGCAGCAGGGAAACTCACCTGCAGATTGCTCGCTGGGTTGAAGATCAGCCACTGCGCCGACGTGGGAGCCTTGACATTCACCGCGAGCGGGCCAAGCGACCGCATCCGCAACCGCGCGTGCACGTGGCTGTTGATCAAGTCGACAGCCGACACGATCTCCGCGCCCGTCGCACTCGCCACCCCGTCGTCGATGGCGCTGGCGGTGTTCGCCTTTGCCGCCGACGTCGCAGCGGTGGCGCTGTTGGCATGGCCTGCGCTTGCCGCGTATCCGGCGCTAGCAGCGTAGGCAGCACTCGCAGCGTATCCAGCGCTCGCGGCATAGGCGGCAGAAGCAGCATAGGCAGCCGACTCAGCGTAAGAGGCCGACACCGCGTAGCCCGCTGACGCCGCCGAATCCGCGAAAGTTGCCGATCCAGCGTGCCCAGCGCTTGCCGCGTATCCGGCGCTAGCAGCGTATGCCGCCGAATCCGCGAACGTCGCGCTACCAGCGTGCGCTGCTGACGTGGCGAAGGCGACCGACGATGCTGTGCTCAGCAACTGCGCCCACGTGGCGCTATCGCCCGCTGACGCTTCGGTGATGCGCGGGCCCATCTGCAGATCGAACCGTCCGCCCGTACGCTTGAAACCCCAAGGACCGTTAGCCATGACTTACTCCTCGAACCATCCTTCGAAACCGGCTGTGACGTCTGCGCCGCCGAGGTTGGATTTCGCACGGATCTCGATTTCGGTTTTCGCTGGGATCACGAATGGCGCCGACGGGTTGAACCACACGAACGTGTCGATCAGATTGCCCTCGAGCTGCGAGAGCCACGGGCCGGTTTCCGTCCGCATGTAGAAAGAGATTTCGGTGCCCTTGCTGCTGTCCTCGCTGCCAGTGAACGCGGTGATGTAGAGGGTGGTCCCGGCGGGAACCGTCCACGCCGCCGTGTGATCCACGCCCTCGCCCTCTGCGATCGTGCCGATGATGTTGCCACCCGCCGCCGATGCGATCGTGATCTCGCCAGCGTTCTGCCTGTCCGCGCCGACCGCTGACACACGCGCTCCGTTGATCCGGAAGATATCCGTGGCCGTCGTGATCACGTAACTGCCGCCCGCCGTCGGTACCTCGGTGGTCTTCGGGCTGTAGCTCGCGTTGAGGTACGACAGCATGATCGACTGAGCGCCCGCCGATCCCGCAGAGTCCGCGGCACTCTCGCAGCTGACGATCACCGCTTGGGCCGCTGCTAGCCTGTTCAGCAGCCCGCCTGCGTGCGCGACCGTCTCAAGCGACGTGCCGACGTTGCTGTTGTGGCCGAACGTCCGCGCGATCCAGTGGTTCGCGATGTTGCCCTCGGCGATGTCCCACATGTACGGCATCGCGTTGACGCGCGGTTTGTTTCCCACGTGCTTGACGCCGTAGGGCACACCGCTCGGCGTGAGTAGATTCGCGTCTACATTCTTGAGGTTCGTCATCGCTGCCGCCCTAGAAGTTGATGTGCCATGATCTCACCTTGAGCGTAACCGGCTGATCCTGGCCACCCGTGATCCGGATGTCCCGGATCTGTCCCTTGCGTGTAGTTATTCCCGGCACGTCGTCAAATTCGATGGTGTCGCCCTGTTCGAGCCACAGGTATCGGGCTGGTAGTTTCGTGACGGTCCACACCTGCGCTTGCGCCCTGTGATCGAGTTGCTTTGCATGCGCAGCACGCCACCACTGCAGGTGACGTTGTTGCCGTTTCGTGTTGCTGATCTTCCAGTCGGCCGACAGGTCAAAGCGCCACCACTTCCGCGAGATCGTCAACGACACCTTGCCGTCGATGTATCCGCCGAGGTTGTTGATCTCGTCGTCGTCCTGGAGCACCGACTTATATGGCACGGGGGCCGGGACGTCCGTCGCCTTAGTTCCAGGTTCGGAAAGAACGCTTTGCGCCGTCTCGGCTACTAGTTCGTTGATGTAATCCTTATGCCGAGATCCGCGGCTCATCTCGATGTGCCCGATCACGTCCGACCGTGTGATCGTTGCCGTCGAAGTCGCGGCGACCGTGCGGCGCTTCGGATACCACTGGCCTCCGCGATAGAAGAGATCCGAGTTGGTGATGTCGCATAGTTCGGCGATCACGTCTGCGAGCTTCGGCGGTTCCTCGGTGTTGTCGAACGCTGGCACGTTGCCTGCGATGCGGAACGGGTACGTTAGCCCCGCGAACTCGTCGAACCATCCGCCCGCGTTCCAATTCGACATCGCCGAGACGTGGAAGGCGCTCGTGATCCCACACGCCCACCGCGAATTGGTGGCGAGGTAGCGCGCGATGCCGGGTGCGGCTGAATAGATGCCGTTGTTGGGGTTCTTGATCCCAGGCACACGGGCGTAAACGTCCCACGCCTCGCTGTTCCACCCGCTGCCGGTGTGGGGGCCGTGCCCCGACGTGGCTGATTGGCCCGACGTCCTGAAGTAAGTCCCGGCGAGTTGCCAGTGAGGCTCGCAATTTTCGTCACCGGTGCCAAGGATCGCGCTGTCGAATTTGTACGAGTCGCCGTAGTCGTTGAAGCTGCTGTTCTCCGCGCCGATGTTGCGCCAGAATTCGTCATGCTGAAACAACCACGACCGGGACGCAGTGCCGCCCGATCCTCGTGTCCAATAGAACAGGTAATGGTCGTCTTGCAGCGTGTAAGGAACCATGGGCATCACGATGCCGCGATATGCCGACATATACCCGAACACGAAGCCGAGTTGCTGTTCGTATGCCGACGCTTTGGTATAGGGATCGGAGATCCCGTTCTTGCTGAACCATGCTGTCTGCCGGTCGATATGGCTTGTCGCTGACGTGAACCCGTAGCCCCGCCGCACGTCCACGGATGACGCGTTAGCGCCGTCTGTATTGATCCCCGACAGGTAGCATGCTTCACGGGGGATGGGGGGGCCCGATGCGCCCGTGCCGTCCATCAACACCATCACGTCGCCTGCTGTCACGTTTCCAAAGCCGCCAACGCTCGACAGGTTGATGTGCGTCTGCGCCGCTGTGACAGCCCCACTTATCGACGCATAGGCGCGGTTCCGGGCTTCGCCGTATTCGGTCCACCCGCCATCCGGCGTGGCCAACCGGCGGGTAGGAACGCGCGTGTTATACCATCCGCCAACGCCATCCACAGTGAACGCGGAATCGGGCATGATGTTGTCGGGCTCGCTTCCAACCATGCCGATAAACTGCCTACGCGATCCGCTGCCTGGAGACTGATCCAAGTCGACGAGCCACGCGTTTACACCCTCGTCGATTCGCTCCCATTGGTGATCCGGGGTGAGGTAATCCCACAGGTCGTCGTCGTATCCTGACACCCACAAAGAAAGCCGCATCGTCGCGTGTGCGTGCCGCGCCGTGCCTAGTTTCTGATTCGGCTTGACGATCTCCCAGCCCCGAATCTTGCCATCCCACTCGCGCACGGTGCCATCGCCTACCCAATCAGCCGCAGGCCGCTGCCCGTCGGAGAAGTACAGGGTTGTCGTGGTGCCCGTGCTCGTGTCGAGCACGTCCACGGACACGAACACGCCGACGTTCGTGATGGCCTTATCGGCGAGCGCGGAGAAAGCCACGGGCTACTCCGGCTGCATACGGATGCCGCGCAGCGTCAGCGTACCGTCGCGCACGTGGTTGGGGCCCTTGGCACTGGAGCCGAACCCAGCGTCGGGCGGGACAGCCGCGAACAGCATGGAGTCCGTCGTGATGTTGTCGGGATCGGCGATCCACAGGCACGGCTTGACGCGGTGCTTATCGAAGAACGTATCGAGGGCGAAGTACGCCGTCTCGGTCCAGCCGCCGAAGCCGAACACCGTCTCGCGCCTCCCGCGCACGGTGCCGATCTCCCAGTTGCCGCCCGCATGCGACTCGCTCACGGTGTCGTGGAATACCCGCCGCGTCTCGTACTGACTGCGGATCGTGCGGCCGTACGTCGCGCCGTCGAAGCTCGGCTCTTCCCAGATGCCGAGGCAGCCCAGCTTGAACGGCTCTTGAGTCAACTGATTGGCGTTCGCCCCGCGGTTTGCGAAGACGGCGATGAAGCGCACCGCCACCCCGAACGGGCCCCATGTATAGATGTCGTTCGAACGCGAGCGTGTGGCCGTCTGAGCGGCCCCCTTGATCGTGGCGTGGGCTTCCCACTCGCTCGGCAGCCCACCCCAGTTGACATCATCGCCGTAGATCTGGATCGTCTCGCTGGACGCAAGGTTCGTGGCGTAGACCATGACGCGCTCGACCGTCTGCGAGGTGGAGAGATCCCACACGGCCCAGTTGTAGTTGTGGGTGTATTCGGCGTTGTCGGCTGTCGTGGTGGCGACTGGCCCGACGTTCGCCTGCGCCCACCCCATCGTGGTCGCGAGCTGCTGCGATGCCGTGTTGAAGAGCCACGTCAGCGTGAAGTTGAACGTCCCCGCCGTGTGGATCGTGAACTTCCGCGTGGTGGTGCTATACGCGCAGTTGAACCGGATGTCCTCGGTCCTCAGCAGCGTCTGGACGTGGAAGGCTAGCCCGTCCGCCGTGTACCCGCCCGCCGTCAGCACGAGCGTTACAGCGCCGCCACCGTCGTCGACCCGCAGGTTGTTGTTCTGCAGCGCCCCCGCGTCGTAGATCTGAAACGACTCCCCCACCTGCAGCATCTTGCCGGGGTGGTGGTTCGCGGGGTTGGCGTCCCCCGTTGCCTCGCCGCTATCCGCGAGCGTCGTGGGCGTCAGCGTGTCCTCGAACAAGTAGATCTGCAACGGCGATGTCATGGCGTCACCAGCGCGGCTTGGCTGAATTCACTGCGGCCGAAGCGTGCGAGCTGCGCCATCTGCACGTCAACGATCTCGGCGATGGTGCGGCCGTCCATGTTCACGGTGACGTTCGTCTGCACGGCCTGCTGTTGCGTTCCGCCTCGCATGCCAGCGAGCACGCCGCCGCCCGCGTTGCGGATCAGGTTGTCCATCGCGTCCATGTTGGCGTGGAATTTCGTTGTCCCGACGGGGTCGAGCAGCAACTCATCGCCGCGCTTGTTCACGGTCATGCGCCCGCCGCCTGGGATGGCGTCGATTCCGCGGTCGCCGATTGCGCCGATGATAGCGGTCATTCCCGCGACTCCGGCTGCGAGGGCAGCAGCAGCGATCCCGACGTTCGCGCCACGGTCGCCGATGCTCGTGACGATGGCGGCCGGGGTAGCCGCTGCCGTCTGCGCTGCGCTTGCCGTGATGTTCGCCGCTGACGATGCCGCCGTGGCGCTGAGCTGCGCGGTGAGCACTTGCCCGATCGCCTGCACCGCTGCGATCGCCATGGACTTGGCGCCCGACTTCAGCGCGGCTTGCTTGTCGTCGGCGGTGGCGAGTTGGCCGATGAACGTGCCGAACGCCTCGCCCATGCGGTTGATGTCGGTGGTTACGGAGTCGGCGGTGGCGGTGAAGCCGGACTCGAAGTCGCCGAGGCCGGTGTCGGCTTCGGGGGCTACCGCTGCGAACGCGTCTCCCAACTTGCCGCTTGTCGGCCCCTTGCCTAGCCCCGTCTTCTGCCCACGCTCTGCGCCGAGTTCGTCTAGTTCGTCGTTGACGCCGCCGAGATTGCCTGCGAGCGTGCCGGGCTGTCCGCGCTGGCCGATGGCGGCTGCGGTTGCTGCGATGCGTTCGCGGATGCCTATGAATCGGTCTGTGGTGTTGTCGAGCGTTCCCTGTAGCGCGGAAAAATCGCCCTGCAGCGTGGCGAGTTCCCTGCTCTCGTCGGTGATCTCGTCGGTCAACTCGGCGATCTGCCCGGTGAGCAGGTTGATCGTGTCGTGGTACGGCCCCATCTGCTCAAGTAGCTTTTGATAACGCGCCGTCGTGCGGTCGGTCTGCTCCAACTCCTCCTGCTTCGCGGCAAGAAAGCCCTTGTTCATCGAGAGGGCGTCTTCAAGCTGCGCACGCCGCACCTCGTTCGACGCCTTTTCGTGGGCGACGATGGTGTTTTGCAGAGCCACCCACCCGCGGGAGACGAAGTTGAACGACTTAACCAGCGCCTCAAGCACGTCGATCGCGCCCTTGGCGAACTCGCCCACAGCCCCGCTCATCGCCTCGGTTGCGTCGGTCGTGTCGTTGGCGAGGTCGAGCATTTCTAAGGCGAGTTCGATCATCGTGGCCCGCACGACAGGGGAGTCGGTGATGATGCGGCCGAACCCCTCATCGACGAGATCGCCCCACGCTCCCTTGAGCCGGTTCACTGCGCCTAACCACGTGGTCGACTGCGACTTGGCGAGGTCCCCGAATCGCTCGTTGATCAAGTCCAGCGCACCGCCCGCCCGCAACTGCTCCTCGGTCAAGCTACGCACCGCGGGGAGGTAGCGGCCGAGCGCTGTTGCGCTGCCCTCGAACGACGCCGACAACCCGCGCTGCAGCGTCTCCATCGGAAGCCCTGCGGCCTCGGCATTGGCGAGGGCCATGGAGTAGTCGCCGAGCTTTTCAACGGGGACGCCGAGCGAGACGCCGAGCGCCATGGACGCTAGTGTCTGCTCGTCTGCCGCGCCCGTCAGCTTTTGTAGATCCGTCGCTGCCTCTTGCAGCCGCTCACCGTGTACGTCCCACGATTCGCCCACGTTGGCGAGTGACTGCCGTAGGCGTTCGGTTGCCGCCTGCTGTTCGCCCGCTGCCTCGGCCGCGTTGCCGAAGAACCTAACCAGCCGGTGACCGATGATGGTGATCCCGGCCATCGCGGCGCCGACCTTCAACCACCCTGTGCTCATCCCCTTCGTGGCGGTGGTCGTCTTTTTGCCTAACTTCTCCGTCTCCTTTCCCGTGGTCTTCGTGACCTTGCCGAGCCCGTCGACTTCCTTGGCGACCTTGCGCAGCGCGGCTTCCGCTTTCTTGCCGTCCGCCGTGATGGTGAATTTGACAGCCATCTACTTACGCGCCTTCCACCCGCTGTTGCTCTGCGCGTCCCGTAGCATCTGCTCCGCCTTCGTCATGTCGCCCATGGCAGAGTCCAGGATGCGGAAGGCGTCCATCAACCGCGCGTCTTGATCCAGCGTGCCGCCTGCGCGGGGGAGCGTGGAGAACCGGCGCATGTCGAGGAACGTGGAGATCGCTGGCCATACCCACGACGGGGCGGCGTCGGGCACCCAGTCCTCGATTTGATGCACAAGGGCGTTGATGCCGAGCGCCGAGCACGCGAGCGGGGACTCGTACAGCGAACCGCAGTCTCGGCACGTCTCGAAGTGATCTCGCTCCGCCGCTAGCCATTGCTCGCCGTCCTCCCCTTGCCGTGCCCCCATCACGAGAGCCCAGTGCAAGGCGCTTACAAGAAAGGGGCTTCGTCATCCTGCACGCTGGAGCCCGTCAACAGCGCGATCACTACCTCCTGTCCTAGCACGCCGCCCGATCCCTCGATCAGCGTATCCACGATGTCGTCAGGTTCGCTCGCGCTGAGTTCGCCCTCGAACCATATCTCGCGCACCTTGGCGATCATGTCGCGCGCGTGCTGCTCGTTCTCCTCGGTGGATGTGTCACGGCGCACGAATTCAAGGTGTTCCTTGCGCTCGCCGTCCGTGAGCCCTTCGTACCTGTACCAAACTCGCTTGTCGATCTTCGATCGGTACGGTACGAGCACCGTAAATTTGACAGCCACGAACCCCTCCTTGTCTGTCGTTACGAGATGAAGAGGACCACTGCCTTCGCGCCATTGCGAACACCGCGGCCCTCCCACTTGAGCGTTGCCACCACGGAGCCCTTGCCATCACCGGCGGTGGACTCCTGCATTTTGCGGACGCTGTTCGGCATCATCACGCCGAAGATCCCGCGCCCGTTGTTGATGTACTTCCCGCACTGCACGACCACGCCGCGTTCGCGCCCGTCCTGATTCGCGCGGTAGCTGTCGAGTTGCCGTTCGTCCAGCTTGGATGTGACCTGGATCTCCGGTCGCGCGTCGCCGTCGCTCTTGCCGTACGAAGGCACGAGCCACTCATCACAGAATTCCTGCTGATCCGGCACGCAGCCGTCGGCGAGCGTGAACGTTCCGTCAGTGCCCTCGAGCTTCTCCACCGTGGCCGAGGCCAGCCCGACCGTGACGCAGCAGTAAGGCGCAGGCACAGGGCTTCCTACGGCGCTGACAGACGGCTTGTATGGCCGCATGCTGAGCCCGGCCGCCTGAGTCGATGCCGAGGTGCCGTTCATGCCGCGCGATCCAGCTTCGACCACGAAGGTTCCGTCGTCGTTGCGCGTGTCGAGGCGGATCATCTCGAGGGTCGTGGTACCGGATCGCAGCTCCATGACGAAGCCCTCTTCGACGCGATCCGTGTCCTCGACGGCGATCACGGTTGCGACCTTGGTTCCGATCGCCGAGGCGAGGGACGTGGGCGCGCACTGGGCATAGGAGCGAGCCCATCCGGTGAGGTTGAGCATCGGGTGCGTGCGGCCGCCCCAGTTGAGCGTGATGTTGTTGGTGACTGCGCCCTCGCCGCGACGGCTGATCGACGTGAGCCACGATTGCAGGGACGCTGCGGTATCGCTGCTGGTGTCGTCCATCACGAGCGTCCGGCATGGCATGATCCGCGCGGACGTCTCAGGGGCTGCGGACAGGGCGGGCCAAAACACCACACGGCCTTCGCTCGTCGGTGCGGTCGCGGACAACTCGATGATCTGCCGCGCGTTGTACTGCGACGAACCGGCCGACGTCTCGATCAGGATCATCTTGCCGACGCTGAGCGCTGACGTGGCCTTGACCGTGCACGAGAGAACCGTCTTGATCGACGCGGAGACGTACGTGCCACCGCTGTAGGGCGCCGCGCTGCCGAACATGCCCTGCTGCAGCAGTGGGAGCCACGTGGGCGCCACAGACGCACTCACGGGCTCGACGGCGAACGTGGTATCCCACTCGCACTCGCCCTGATGATTCGTGCTGCCCTTCCACACCATCTGACCCGTGTGATCCGGGTGCGGCTCCTCGTTCACGATCCCGCGGATGTTGAGCGTGATCGGGCTGTACATGACGTTGGACAGCAGGTTCGTGCGGCCCGTCTTGTATGCGGTCTGCAGGCGGCATGCGCCCGCCAAGTTCATGTGCTGTTGTCGGTCAGTTGGCATGGATCTTGCCCTCCTAAAGGTAGACGTCTTCCTCGGCGATGGTCACGGTGAACGACACCTGCGCCCCGACGCCTCCCATTTGGTTCGATCTCGTGTCCCACCGGATCATCGGCTCGACACGAATATTCAACACGTTGAGGATGCGGGCGGCGGCGTTCAGCGTGCGCCCGTCCCACGATCGGCGCTCGATCATCAGCTCCATGATCGCCCACTCCAGGCGGCGATAGAGCTTCGCGCCAGCGGTCCAGTTGGCGCGCGTCTCACGATCGGGTAGCCAGCACTTGACGATGCAATCGATCTCGAATTCGTTGGTCCCGACGGTGATCACTTCGTCAGCGCGAATCCCGCTGGTGTACGTCTCGAAAAACGGCGGGCGCAGGTGCGAGGTTGTTTGCTGCGTGAAGTCGCTGGTCCACTTCGTCGGCAGCGTGTATTTGTCCGCCGTGCGGGTGTTGACGTTGGTGCAGCGTGCGCCGAGGCCGATGGTGTCATCGTCGAACATGGCCTCGACGTCGTTGGCTACAGCCTCGCTGAATCGTGGTGAGACGGCCATTATATGTCACGCACCATGCCGTCGATGTAGCTGTCGATCTGCCCGCGGGGGAAGTTGTCAAGCCACGTCGTCGGGCTGATCTCGCCGTCTGCTCGGATCGTGCCTTCCCTCGATGAGCCCACCGCGCCGCGCATCGTGAGCATGTAGACCATGTTCATCATCTTGTTGATCTGGAATTCCAACTCCGCGGGCCATGATCCTGGGTCGCCGTAGATCGCCCGCTGCTCGTCGAAAAACTGCGCGTAGTCTTGCAGGCTGAACGAGCCCGCACGCGTGGAGCCCGTGGACTGCGCGAACACCTCGCCGCCGAACGTGCACACGCTGCCGCCGCCGCTCACCTCGAAGATCCCGGTAGCGCTGCCGTGGATGTCGGTGAATACGCCCATCATGTCGCGCGACCGACGGCCGATCCAGTCGGCGGGAGGGCCGTACTTCTCCACCTTCCACGCGCGGTATCCTGGATCGATCTGCGCCCACTGCGTGCCGCCGAGGTAGCCGCCCTCTTTCTGAAACTGCTTTTTCGTCGGCACTTGGCCGAAGAATTGCACGAACCACCACCACATACGCGGCAGCCACTGCGTCGGGAGCTTGCCAAGGTTCGTGGCGATCCGCGTGGTGAATTCAGCGGTATCCGGGCCCTTGATCGAGATGGTGAGTCCGTCGGTCACTGCTCGATCTCCCGCGTGAACACCACGTCATTTTGCGCGTCGATGTCGGTGAGATCCGAGGGGTCGTCTTGGAAGTAGCCGTCTGTCACGAGGCGGAAGGATGTATCGAACACACCGCCTGACAGCGCGGAGATCGCCGCGGGGTTGTCGCAGTAGCGGGTGAGCATGGCCGAGGCTGCGGATAGCAGGTGCCGCCCCTGTGGCGCGACCTCACGGCCTGCTGTGGCGTCGGCGTGGATCACCCAATCGGCAGACGTGAACCGCGCCTCGAGGCCCGCCATGAGATACCTGCCCGGGGTAGCCGTCGCCACTCCAACGCTCATGCCGCACGCCGCCAACTCGCCGTACACGTAGTAGAACCGCTCCATCCAAATCGCCGACATGTCACCCGTGCGAATCGGGCTCGAGATCGTGGCGCTACCCGCGGAGAGGCTCGACGTGGGCTTCACGTCGATGAACCGCAGGGCGCTGACGAGGGTGGAGTTCCACGGCATCTAGTTGGGTCCGATGTCGAAGTAGAAGGTGAGGTCGACGGCGTTGCCTGCGACGTTGCCGATCACCGCGACACCGAGGCCAGCTGCCGAAGCGCCGGACATGAGCGCAGCCCCGGAGTAGATGAACGGCGCCGCTGCGCTGATCGAGTAGTCGTAGCGCATCGGGTCGTCGGTCCACGTCTCTACGTGCTGGAATGTGGCCGCGCTACCGCCTGCGAGGCCAGACACGTTCCAGTCGTTCGCGGCTGGCGGGACCTCGGTGATCCCGTTGAATGGCCACACCATCGCGGCAGACGCAGCGGACGCGCCGAACGTGGCGTAACCCAACTGGAACGTCACCTGCGACTGTGCCGAAGTCGACGCCTTGACGCCGAAGCCTTCGATCGTACCTCGCCGTGTGCTCGGAACGGCCACGCGGATCGGGTCGCCCCATCCGCCGCCGCTCACCTGTGAGACAATCGCCCGGACGTACATGGCCTCTCCTAATCCGTCTGCTTGACGTGTGCGTAGAGGGTGGCTGCGAACGACGACACCGCCGTACCGCCCTTGCCCGTGACGAGTAGAACGTTGGTGGTGCCCCACACGACAGGCCGCCCGCTGACACCGCTGCCGCCGCTCGTCGCAGTCGGTCCGCGGAACAGGGTGCCGGTTGCCGTGACAGGTACGTCCTTCATGATGTTCGCCACGTTGCTCGCGCCGCTGGTGATACCCACGTTGACGTGGGACTCGTTGCCCGACGCCGCGCCCGTGATCTTGATGTAGCAGTCGAGCAGCACGCCCTCGGTCCCGCTGTACGGGTTGGGCGCTGAGAGCGGGCCGCCGATGCCTGTGGCGCTGCCGAGGGTGTAGGCGAACCACTCGCCCTGACGTGTCGCCGTGATGTCAAGCCCCGCGAGGGCTTTGTTGTAGATGCCGCTCGCGACCTCGTATTCGAGCTTTGTGCCGATCTCGACCTGTTCGTCGCTGGTGTCGAAGGTGAGATAGCGCTTGGGCGCTGCGAGTGAGCCCGTACCCATGATCCACGCGGTCGTGGAGCCGTCCGCCATCACGAGGCGACGGTTGCCCGCCATGCTGATGTCTTCATTGAAGTACACCACCGCGTCGAACTCGGCGATCCCACCGACGTACAGCGTGCCCGCGGCGCCTGCGTATCCCGGCGAGCCGGTGCCCACCCTGATCCGATCGTAGTAGTCGGTCCCGCTCACGCCGCCGAGCGTTGCAGCCCCGGTGAAGAGCGGATTTGAAAGCGTGGTCATCGTCGACCCTCCTGCTGATCGTCCAGTTGAGGCGCCGAGATCTCAGCCTCGGCACCTCTCAGGAAGATCAGGTGATGGCGGAGCCCACCGGCTGTTCGATGTACATCACGTACGCACGAAGACCGCCGTTGCTGACGTTCGACATGTTCACGCCGGTCGCGCTGATCGTGATGATCGGCAACTGAGCGTTGCTGGTGACGTAGACCGGGCCACCGCTGAACAGCACCTGCGGCACCGGGTAGCTCATCGGGTTCTTCGTACCGACTGCGTCGACACCGCTGAAGATCGGGTAGCCGTTGCAGAAGCCATCGGTATCGATGGTCACCGCGCCGGACAGGCCGAAGTCAACGTGCACGTTCGACAGACTGGAGCCCGTGGCGCCGTTGCCCCACAGGGTAGTCAGATCGAACCACGCGCCCTGGACGACCGCCTGATCGGGGATCGACACAGCGAAACCCACCGTATCGGCGTTCGCCGCTGCGGAGAAGTCGGCCGCGGTGAACGACTCGGCGAGCACCTTGGGCAGGCAGTCACGGGAGAGCCCCGATCCTGTCGCGTTTCCGACGATCGTCTCGTCGGCGGTGATGACCATCTTATTTGCGGAGATCACGTTGGACGCGATGTGCCGCTCGACGATGGCGCCGAGGCCGATCCGCGAGGAGACGACGCCGGATGCCACGATCTGCAGCCCGGAAAGGCTGGACATCTGGACATGTGCGGCGCTGATCGCCGAGTCGCTGATGTGCCTCTGCCCGATGGCGTCGATCCCGATGCGAGACGAGACGACACCGGACGCAGCGATCTGGAGACCGCTGAGGCTCGACATCTGCACGTGTGCGGCGCTGATGGCGCTGTCGCCGATCTTCGGCTGCGTGACCGCGTTGGACTGGATCGCCGCTGCAGCCACCGCCGAGACCTGCAGGTGTGCCCCGCTGATCTGGCTGTTGCCGATGTGGCGCTGGCCCACCGCGTCAACGGCGAGTCGCGAAGACACGACGCCCGACGCCTTGATCTGCAGGCCGGACAGGGCCGACATCTGCACGTGAGCCGCGGAGATGGCGGAGTCGCCGACGTGACGCTGAACGACATGCCCGGCGGCGATCGAATTGGACTGGATCGCCGACAGCTGGATCGCGTCACGACCGAGGCGCTGAGCCGGGCCGATCATGATCTCCAGTACGCCGCCTGTACCCGAGTCGCGGGTGACGACTTGCGCGACACGCTGCGTGATCAGCAGCGGCCCCGACGTGCTCGACGCCATGAGGCCCGTCGCTGCACTGCCGAGGTAGACGTTGCCGTCAGCCGCACCGAGATCCGCGGTGGAGAGCCCGGAGATCCGGCCGACGTTGTCGATCCGGCCGATGCTCCCCGACGTGATCGCCGAGGTGACCATGTACTGCGCCGCATGGGCCGGAGCAGACGCACCCGCGAGGGTGACGGCCGGGACGTCGCTGGTGACGCCGGAGATGTACACGAGGCGGCCGACCGAGATGTTGGCGCTTGCGTGGGCCACGCGCTCCGACTCGACGCCGTTGAGCTGTGCGGCCGAGGCCGTGACAGCAGCCGACCCGATGTACCACCGCCCCCGCTCCACCGTGAACGTCGAGGCGCTCTGCACCTGTGCGTCACCCAGGAGAATCGGGCTGTGAGGAAGTACTCTGTTACGACCCATTGGGGGCCTCCTTCCTACGCGTAGACGGTGGTGAGCAGACGCGCACCGCCGGTCTCGACGGCGATGTAGGCACCCACGGACACTTCGCGCATCCAGTCGTACCGCTCGTCGCCGTTGTCGACCTCGCCACGCCGGACTTCCGGCATGTCGCTGCCCATGTAGAGGTACGCCGCTGCCGTCAGCTCGCCCTCGGAGATGGTCGTCGGCAGGTAGCCCATCCACACCTGCGCCTCGCTCCAGATGCGCGCCTCGGTGGCGGTCATCGCGCGGGTCTTGGTCTGCGTGGAGCGCACGGCACGGGGCACCCACAGGTCTTCCGGCATGACGTCGAAGGACTTGGCGATCTGCTCGTGGGTACCGAAGCTGGTGATCTCGCCTCGCGCGTTGACGTCGGTGTAGACCGGGTGCGCCTTGAGGTGGTTCATCGCGACGGGCGGGATGATCATCACGCGACGTCCGCCGCCGTTGGCAGCCGAGACCTCGGTGGCCTCCCACTGCGCGCGTACGACGTTGGGCGGGTTCGAGTTCACGTTGTTGAACCTGTCGCCCGCGGCGGTGGCCGCGTTGGTCCAGTTGCCCGTGGTGAAGAAGAGGTCGTGGCAGCCCAGCTCCCGCGCGATGTTGTGGCGCGAGTGGACGGCGGCACGGCCGGCGGTGTCGAGCATCGGCCCGTCCGCGTTCTGCTTCTCGCCCCAATCGTACTTCTTGTACGCGTAGAACTCCTCCATCTGGAACGTGGTCTCGGTGGTTCCGAAGTCGAAGCTGCGGTACTTGCCACCGATCTGGCGTCGGCCCATCTCGGAGTCGGGGGCGTTGTTGTCGCCGGTGAACGTGCCCTCGTCGAGCTGCACGTAGGAGCCATCTCGCGAGGTGAAGGGCACGCCCGGCACCTTGTCGAAGATGAACGAGTTGTTGACGCCGAGCTGGCGAACCAGTCGAGTCAGCAGGGGGGAGACAGTCGAGGTTCCAGCAGGCATCAGATTGCCCCTCCGAGCACCTTGAGCGGGATGACCTGCCCGGCGGCGCTTGCGTCGGCGAGAGCCATGGCGGCCTTCGGCTCGGCGGCGGAAATGGAAGCGACGAGGCGGCCCTGCGAGTCAGGGATCAGCATCTCGCCGAAGGAGAACGCGCCACCGGCCTCGCCCTCGGAGTAGCCGCCGACGTGCAGCGTGACCTGAACGGCGCTGTCGGTGCCGCCGTTCTTGATGATGCCCGCGGGCGCATCGGTCGTGGAGGCGATGATGAGTCCGGTACCGGAGTACATCGCGACCCGGTACTCCTGCCCCGACAGGTTGTTGAGCGAGGAGATCCAGTCAACGATGGTGGTGTCGCTCATCCCTCGCGGGCTTGCGCGCAGAGCCATATCAGGCCCCCTTCCCGTACATCAGGTTGCGAAGGCGCATGCCCTCGGTACCGAGCGCTTCGACCGACTTGGCGAGCGCTGCGGTGAAGTTGACGCCATCGTGCTCCTCGGCGTAGGCGTCGGCCTTCTCGCACAGGAACACCTCGGCAGCGGACTGCTCGGTGATGGCGTTGGTGTTGTCCTTGGCGGGCTTGTCCGGCTTGCGGTCGTGGCCGGTGGTGTTGCCCGTGACGTGGTTGTCCGCGCGAGCGCCGTAGCCCTCGGAGTACAGGGTCGCGTCGGTGCGGTAGATCTTGCGCGCGATGCCGGGTTCGTCGGCGGTGCCCGCTTCGGCCTTGCTCACGGCGTTGCGCTTGAGGTCGTGGTCGAACACGCGCTGCTCGCGCTCGCCGTCCAGCTCGGCCTCGATCTTGCCGATGCGCTCGGCGTACTTCTGCGCGTCGGCGGTGCTCTCGGCGTTGGTGGCCTTGAGCGTCACGATCTCACCCGCGAGGGTTTCCTTGTCCGCCTTCAGCGTGTCGCGCTCGGTCTCCAGACCGTCGACCTTGTCGGCCGTGGCCCGCAGTTCGGCGAGCAGCTTGTTGGCGTTGTCCGCGGTCAGGTCCAGCCCCGATGCCTCGGACAGCAACTTGAGATCCGTCATCTGCGAATCCTCCACATTTGCGGCCGGGGCATCCGATTCCGCGGTAGATTCCGCAGCGTCAGTGCTGGCCTGTTCGGTTTCGATGAACTGCGCGGCGCCCTCACTGAGCGCGAGCGCAGGCAAATCCCAGAATGGGTGATTGACGAGCGTGCCGCCTGTGACGCGCTGGCCTACTGCGTCTCCGTTGTCCTGATCGAATTTCGTCCCCAACTCGATGCTGAAAAACCGGAACTTCTTTGAGCGAATCAACTCCGCGCCTTCGTCGGTCCATTCGACGAGCGCGCGCAATTCCTTGCCTACGCGCTTGATCGCCTTGATCCACCCGCGGGCGGCGGTGTTCTCTTCGGAGTTGTCGCCAGCGCCGAAAGCGTGATTTACATCGATCGGCAGATCGCACGACTCACGGCCAGCTGCCAGCGCATCGAGATCCGCCTTCGTGATGGTGACCTTGGACGGTCCAGCCATCGGGCGCCCGTGCTTCGTGCCTACCGTCAGAATCGTGTGCCAGCGCGTGTTGGCGTCTTCGCCTTCGCCGAGTTGCGCGAGAGCAACGATCCTAAAAGGCCCTGTGGTCGTGTCTGTCATGCCAGCCCCGCCGCATCGGCCGCGTCCGCCGTGCTCGTTGTGGAGAGATAGATCAGCGTGCACCAGCAGTTGTTCACGCCGCTAAGCGTGGACAAACACAGCGGATTCGGCGCCATGAGCTGTTCCTCTTGAGGCGTTCCCACCTCGGCCGGATTCGCCGCGCTCGCTGCCGTCGCCTCGCACTCGACGCACACGACGTGAGGGCCGCTGATGCCGATCTCAGGGTTCACGGTATAGACGACAGTCCCAGCACCCTCGATGCGCCCCTGTTCGGCTCTGCCGACGCTGTAGACGCTGTTGGAGTCCTGGATCACTGCGTCGCTTGCGATGGTGCGCGGCGTGATGACGGACTGCACCCGCTCCATGATCGCGGACGGCACCCACTCGTTGACGGGCACCTGCTGCAGATAGCTGTTGATCGTGGCGTCGACTTGGCCGAACAGCATGGACGCGGTGGTCGTGGCGATCAGGCCGATCTTCTTTACGATCTCGCCCGCCTTGCGCACGATGTCGTCGACCGAGTTGGCTTGCCCGCTGGGGTTGTCGGCGAAGAGCGACGGGTTGTCCTGCGCCCACTCGGCCATTGCCTCGGCGATGTCGGCGGCGAAGTCGGGATCTTTGCTCATCCGCTTCGTCTCGCGCTTGACTTCCGCCTTTCCCAACTGCCGCACGTCCTGGTACCCGTCGCGCAGCGTGCGAACGAGGGCGGGCTTGCCTGGTAGCGGCGTCCTTGCGATGGCAGCGGCGTCACCGCTCGCGAGCGCGGGCGCGATCTTCTCTAGATACGGCTCGAGCACGCGACGGCGGATCGTGTTGTGCGTGTCCACCGAGATCCTGGTGATGGCGTCTTCACGGGCCACGCGACTCGATCGGTCGTCGAATTTCGACTCGGCGAGTTGCCGCACGCGCTCGGCGCCTCGACCCTGCTCGGCCTCAAAGGGCATGTCGGCGAACATGTCCACGCCACCGCAGCCGCATGCGCACTCGGCGAGCTGTTCGGGCTCGTCGGTGGTGTCGTCGTCGGGATCTTCGTCCGGCTCCTCTTCGGCCTCAACTTCGACACGAACGGGCAACCCAGACTCTTGCCGGAAAAAGTCTTCGTCTTCGGGCTGCGGCGTCAGCGCACGCGAGCGCACGCCGATCTCGTAAGCCTCGAGCTGTTCCTTGACGCTCTGCTGTGCGGCGTCACCCACCTGGAGAAACGGGTACGTGCGTACGCCTTCCCAGTTGAGATCGATCAGCGGCTTGACGAGTCGGCGGTTTGTCTCGCGGGCGATGCTGTCGAGTAGCGGATTGATCGTGTTGCGGAAGTCGCTGGACTGGCCATCGCGAAGGCCCTGCGTGCCGAGGCCACCGCTGCCGGACTGCGTACCCTGCACCAGATGCTGCGTCTGCCCGATGATGTGGATCTCGGTGCTCAGCGCCTGATACAGCTTGAGGATCGCGTCTGCGGCGGGAAGCGCCGTGTCCATGATGTCGACGTCGATCCCGTAGGGCGTGGCGATCCATGCCTGCGAGCCGCCGCGATAGCGGGCCACCATGCGCTTGACGCTGGCCCAGTTGTCGCGCAGCGTCTTGTCATCCACCTCGCCGGGCTTGGCTACTACCTTGGCGTTCGGGACGCCTACGCCGAATCTCTCAGCGGCGATCACGTGCATCCGCAGAAGCACCTTGCGGGCCTTCCACAGGATGTATGCGGGGCGGTAGCGGCTCACGCCTTGCCAGTTGCCGGAGTCACCGCCGTACGTCACCAGCACGAGGCGATCGGCGGGGATCTCGATGTTCCCTGTACCTAGCCCCGTGGTGTCGTCCATGCGGCCGATCTGCTCGATGCCTGCGAATCGGCCCGTTTCCTTGTCCTGCAACCACCGCTCGATGGATGCTGGCGACCGCGGGGCGAGGTCCGTGAGCACGTAGTGACCGCGATCGAACTGCCCGGTAGGCGTCCACTTCGCCATGCGGCCCGGCTCTTTGACCTGCTCATACACCGGCGTCTCGTCGTCGCTGACGTACCCGGTAACGATCTCAGACGGTGAGCAGCCCCACAGCACGGAGCGCGCTAGGTGACGGCTATTCGTCTCCCAACTCGTCTCGCTCACCTCAAACAGCATGCGGCGGATGAACTCGGCCATCATGTGCTGCTGCGGGTCGTCGGCGTCTCCCGGCTGCACCGTCCACGGGGCGTTCTGGACCGCCTCCATCCACTCGTCAACGGACGCGCCTACCTCGCCGTCTTCCTTGGCCATCTGCTCGCCGAAGCCGGGTGCAGACGTGTCGCCGAGCCATGCGTCGTTGTCGATCTCGGCGTTGGGATCGACGCCGGTGAAGTATCCGCCCGCGAGTTCCGTGCCGCTCCACCCGATGGGCTGGCCGTTGGACTCCCTGCGCTCCAACTCGGCGAACGCGTCGCCGTCTTCATAGATCCGCATGGAGGGGCGCTGCCGCTTGCGCGCGGGTGGTGAGGATGCTCGCCTCGTGTGAACGTGGCGGGTGACGGTGGCGGCTGCCATTGGGGATAGCGTTACCCGCGTGCTATGATGGGTGCGCGGAATAACCGCGGGCGGTTACCGCTTGGTTTTTTGGAGGGCGCCCATGGAATTCGACGACACGATGCCGATCAAGATCCAGCGTGAACACGTGGCAAGGGCGAGCGCGATGGTGTCGTCAGTGGCCCGCTATCACGAGATGAACAGGTGGGCGAAGTCGAGCCGAACGAAGGTGCTGCGGCTTGCGATGGAGCGGGGCTTGCGGGCGCTTGAGGTGGAGTGCAGCGGTGCGCCTGTGGGCGGGGTTGGTAGTGGATGAAGATCCGTTCCCTTCCCTGGCAGACTTCGCAGCCTACATCAGATCTGTCGATGCAATCTTAGCCAACGAGGCAACGCCTGTCTTCTGCCGCCGCGCAATCGCGCGCGCGTTGCTTGATCTTTTCGACGAGGATTCGGGGGTAGGCGAGCGAGGGGTGATCACGATCGGGATAGTCGCCCCGATGGCGGATATGGACTAGTCCCCGTTGGGCGCAGTCCACCCCGGGCCGCCGACGATGGCGGGAAACTTCTCCCTCTTCGTCATGAAGAGGCGCTTCATCTCGTTCCCCTGCGCGAACGTGTTCCACGCCTTGATCATGCACCCGATGAATTGCTTGTTCGGCACGCGCCGATAGGTGCCCATCTTGCTGCTCTCTTTCAACCTGATGTCCAGCGCGAAGTTCCGCAGGTGCGCGACGGGGGACGCGACATCAACGCCCTTCACGAGTTGCGATGCGAACTCCGCCGTTTCGCCCGGGAGCGTCGGCATCGTAAGAGCGTAGAGGGCTGCGAACGCGCCTGTCCTCTTCGTGAGCCTGCGGAACGCTGCGGTTCTGTACACCTCCACCCCGGCGATGACGTCAGGATACTCGTCGATGAGGCTGTCGACTTCGGTTGGCGTTGGGATCTGGTACCTCGTGAGCGCCGATGGCCCGATCAGGAGCCTGTACAGGTGCCCGACCGCCGTTGCCACCTGATTCGCGCTCTTCATCCCGCGCAGCACCCGCAGCATGTTGCCGTTCGTGCGCTTCGCGCCGATGTCGATTGTTCGCATCGCCAGCAGGGGGAGCCCCCTGCATACCAGCAGCGGCACGCCGATGCCGCTGATCTCGATCGCCCGCAGGCGGTGCTGTCCGTCGAGAAGTCGCCCATCCGTACCTACCGCTACGCTCTGCGCGTTGAACACCCACTCGCCGCGCATGATGGCTTGCGCTAGCGCCATTGCCCGCGCCTCATTCAGCGGACGGTTCCCTGTGTTTCTCCTGAGCATGCCCGACGCTTGATCGGGCGTAACCACCTCGATGGACGCTGCAGCTTCTCTGTACTTTACGGAAGATGGCACGATGCCTCCCACAAATCGCCGCCGCCGCTCCGACGTGTGAGTCCCGAAGGCGCCGAAGCGACGGGCGACGAAATCGAATGTGGGGTTGTTTCGGGACTCACGGGGGGAAGTATGGGGCACGAGGATCGGCGCGTCAACTAGAAGTCAGCCACCCCGAACCCATCCCCACCGAAGTCGCCCATCTCACCACCCAACGCCCGCTCCTCATACCCTTCCTCAGCCGCGTCCTTCCACCCCTGATCGTCGTGCGCGAAGATCGGCGCCACGAACACCGCGAGGTAGCCCAGCGCGTCTCCCGAGTGCGTCCACGGCTTCCACACCGTCGAGTCGTCTGGGATGTCCTTGCCGTCCTTGAACGGCTGCTCAAGCAGCGATTCGTAGATCCCCACCGACTTGCGCCCATCCTCGCCCGGCGTGTACTGCCTGCGTTGCATCGGCCTCGCGATCGTCATCTTCTGCACGCCGTCAGCCGACTTGATCAGCGCGCGTAGGCGCTCGCACCTCGCCTGGATCGCGTGGTCTTCGGGCTTGCGGGAGCAACTAAACACGACGTTGACGCCCGCCTTGCGGCACGTGTCTTTGATGATGTCCATGTCCGACTTGCCCACGGCGCTTTGCTTCGCCACGCCTGCGGGGTCGTGCGCGATCGTGATGGTGGTACGGCCCTTCATCCACGGCTTTTGCAGTAGCTGCAGCGTCTGCCGCTCGGTGTCGGTGTCGGCTGTGATGATCTCGTCGAAGATCGTCCAGCCCTCGGTCCCGATCAGCGGGAGCCCGGCTTGGTACGCGTGCGTCGGCTGCGTGCAGATCCACGCCGCACGGCGGTAGCCGGGATCTAGCCCGATGATGACTTCGCGCTTGGGATCGTGGATGTAGTCTACGGCGCTGCCCTCGCCCCAATCGGGATAGACGGCGCCTGTGAGCACGACGAACTTGCCCTCGAGCATCGCCTCCATCATGCGCGGGCTGTACATGCTGCGGAGTTCGTCGAGGTACCCCGGCCGCAGGTTGGGCAGATTCAAGCGCGTAGGCAGCGCTACGCGGCACTTGCGCAGCCCGTTGGGGGTGTAGTCGTCGAGGTTGCCGAACGTCTTGTGCAGCCACGCGAGGGACCATCCCGGGCGAGGCGTGCCGGTGGATATGATGCCCTGGATCGTGGCGCCCGTCGGCCCGAACACGTTTTGGCGGAAGCGCTCGCGGATGCGCGCCTGCGTCTCTTCCTTGCACAGCGCCGGTTCGTCGACCCACGCCGCGGTCAACTCGCTTCCCTCAAGCGCGCGGGCTGCGTTGTCGCCTGTGCCGTACACGAACTCCGCGCCGAGCTTCGTGTAGATGATGCACTCTTTTTTGTCCCACCGGATCACGCTGTCGCATGCGGAGAAAGCCTGCGGTGACGAACCCTTCTGATCGTTCATGGCGTTCCACACTCCTCGGAACGCCTCCAGCGTCACGCGGTTGAGCTGGCTGAAACTCGGCGAGACGATGCCGTACCTTAGCGGCGCACCGTCGGTGATGTTGGCGTTTTGCGCTGCCGTCTCGACGAGTGCCTGCGCGCCTACCGCCGTCTTGCCACCGCCTAGGCCACCGCTGACGAGGATGTCGAACACGCGCGAGGATCTGAACGCCTCGAGAATCCACCACTGCACGGGGTTGGGCGTGACGAGCTGCCCGCGGGTGGTGTACATGCGATCGATGTGCATGGGCTAGTCGTGCTTCTCCCCCACGTTCCACCGCTGCCACGGACCGCCGCACCCGGGGGCGTGGTCGATGGCCGCCTTCACGCCGATCCTCGCGATGATCCCGGGGTGAGTCTCGCGCTTCGACCTGTCGAGATCCACGCACGCCCACATCGCCCCCATGGCCACGCCCTCACCGCTGCCGCTCGCGTGGTACTCGGCCGCGGGCTCACACACGCAGCCGTTACTCTCCAGCGAGTAGATGTGGCCGGGAGTCACGAGCACACCCCAGCCCAGGACCATCTTCTCGCGGTCGTGGACCTCGCCGCTGCCCATGTCCATCTGCTCACGCACGTAGCGCAGCCACAGGTCTTCGAGGGCCTCGCGGAACGTTCCATCGGGCTCGGCTGGTGGCAGCGCCTCCAACTCCGCGCGGTGCCTGTTGAACCACTGCATCGGCCACAGGGAGCCGCTGAAGCCCACTGCGAAGTCGTCGCGGACCTGGATACCCTTCGGGCCGTACTGGGCCTTGAATGAGCCTGTAGCGTTGGTGTCGGCTGCGAGAGCGCCCACGCCGTTGCGAACGCATGCGGTGATGATGGTCATTCGTCCTCTTTCGGCTCTTCCAACTCCAGCACCGGCACCGGCGGCAACTCATCAGGCGGTGCGGCGAAGATCCCACGGGGCTCGATGGTGATGCTTACCTCGCCTGGCTGCTCGTTCGTGTTCCTCAGCGCGATCTGCGCTGCCGTGTTCCTGTCCGCCGTCTTGTCCTCGCTGTCGTCGTCCAGCGTGGCCACGAGGTGCTTTGCCGCGAGGATGCTTGCGTGGTCCATGAGCGCGGCACGCTGGGATCGGATCTCCTTTTGAAGCGATGCGTGTTCCTCTTTGAAACACTTGAGATTCGCCCACCTGCGGATCAAGTCGGGATCGGTGATCTTGTGCTTGGTGGCGATCTCGGCGTAGGACATGCCGCCTTTGCACAGGTCGATCAGGACGGCGACCATGAGCGGGGTGAGGGTTACGGCGGTCACGGCATCCCCTCCCCTCCCGGTGCCCACGCTTGGCGCAGGGCGAGCGTCTTGAACCACCGATCTACCCACGTCCACCACGTCTGTTCGCGGGCGCTACCCATCTCGATCGCGCCGAGTCCGAAGTATTGATCGAACACGTACAGCGGCTTGCCGACGTAGGGCGCGGTGATGTCCCCCCACGCTGCTGCGATGTCCGCGGGCGTGAGCGGCGGCTCAGGCGACGGCGAGATCCGGCCGTGGAAGTTGGGATCGATCATTCGTCCCTCCACAACCCGTCGCGCGCTTCGTCCCAGTCGCAATCCCAACACTGGTCCCCGTCGATCGATCGCAGGTTTTGCTCCTCGCCGCACCGAGGGCACACGCGCGGGCCATCGAGCCGGTTGGCGTCGCCACCGAAGAACACGAACGACAGGATTCTGTCCCGCATGGCGTCCACCCTGCGCGGTGTGCCGTCGCCTGCGAACTGCGCGCGTATGGCCGATTCGTAGGCTGCGAGATCGTGACGAAAGAGGGCGAGCATGTCGACGGGCGTGCACTCCCACGCCACGTCGATCGGCTTGATCATCACTGCAGCCCCGTCAGCGTGCCTCGTGATCTCCCACCACTCGGCGTCCACCATCTGAGCAACGCCGATGTAGTCGCCGTCAGCGTGCCGCAGGTACATGGGCTTGCTAGACCACTGGATCGCCTCTTGAAACGGCTTCCACTTGTGATCGCCTCGCGGTGCGTGGATCATCCCTCGCCCTCCATCTCACCGATCGCCACGTCGAAACACGCCTGCGCGATCTTCCGTGTCGTGTCCACCGCTCGGCACAGATCCGCGAGCGCGGTGCGCCATGCGTCATCGCCGCCCGTCGCGTTCATCTGCTGTGTGAGCGTGGCGGTGTGCGCTTGCATGCACACGCTCGCCCACATGGACGCGGGCGCGATGGCGTCCACCATCCACGATTCCAGGCCGCGGAGCGTGCGCGCGGGGTAGCGCCTGTCGATAGCGTTGTCGAGGTGGAAGGCGGCAGCGCCCGCCGTGGTCATGGAGTCGCGGATATCGTGGGACATGGCGAGCAGATCGGCGCGTTGCTTGTCGGTATCCAGAGCCTCGCAGATGCCATCGAGCACGCCGGGCACGTCCACGGGCGTATCGGGTAGCGGATCGAGCGTAGCGTGGACCTCAGAGCCCCTCTTGACCTCGCCACCGTCGATCACGGTCTGCAGAGGCGCGTGCACCATGCCCTGAATGTACCGCCCGCCCTCGGTGGCGTTGATCATGCGGCCGAACGGCTGCAACTGCGCGCGCTTCTCCAGCCACTCACCCACCCACGAAAACGAGGGAGTGCATGGCACCTTGCCGCCGTAGTAGCCTGGCACCTTGGCCACGCGGCCGATCCTCGACAGCACAGCCTTGCCCGTGGCTTCGACTTCCTTGGCTTCTGCGCTGAACCCAGCCACGTCGCTGCCGTTCTCGCGCACGTCCCGCTCGCTGTAGATACGCTGGATTGCCATCTGAGCGGCCTGATCCCCGCACTGCGCAAGGGCTCCCAGCGTCTTGAGGATGCGATCCTCTTCCGCCTGATCCTCGGCGCTCAGCGGCTCGATCTTCTGCAGCGTGGCGCCACCGTCGCGGCTTCCCTTGTCGTAATACTTGCCCTTGGGGAAGCTGAGATCCTGGCCCACGTAGATGATGGGATCGCAGCCCAGTTTGAGAGCCAGCGAGGTCGACGTGGTAGCCACCGAGCACGAGGTATCAAGCCACGTGTCGGGCCCGTCGAGGTGGTCATACAGCCACGCCTCGATCACCGCGTTTCCTGAGAAGCTGGCGAACCGCTTGACGGGCAGTCGGTACAACTGCGGGTTGCACGTCATACCCACGCACAGGCACTCGATCTCGCGCGCGTCGTACCCGTCGAAGTGGTACGTGAGATCCAGCGGGTCGAGCACGACCACGAAGTCAGGCACGATCCCAGCGGGCTTGAGGATCTCGAGGCAGCGCGAGAAGGCGATCAGCACCGCGCGGCCTTTGAGCTGCTTCACGAGGTGCAGGTTCTGCGACAGCGACGGCCCCGGCGCGATGATGACCGCGGGCTGTCCCTTGAAGGCGTCCCCTAGCTGCGCCACCGTGGGCCACTGCGCGAGCACTGGGAGGTTGAGCGCACCTTGCGAGCACCACAGGGCGCCGAACGCGGCGACGGTGTTTGACATGGACGCTGCACGCTCTTGCTCGCGTGACATCTGCGGGCGGGGTGGTAGGGCGGTCATTCGTCGCCCTCCACCGCTGCCCTACGCTTCGCCTTGTAGCTCTCGCGCCGCGGATCGTCACCGTACAGCGCCGACAGCGGGACAGCCAACGCGCCGCACGCTGACCAGCCCGGGACCACGCCAACGGGCAGATCGGGCCCTGTCGCGACGGGCTGCCCATGGAGCGATGACGCTGGTGGCAACGGGACCAGCGCGGGCCGGTCACCTGCGATCTCCCACATCTTTCCCATGCTGTGCGCCACGGCTGCGGAGTATTCGCTCGGCGGCCAATTCCGCGGATCGTCTTGCCATCGCTTCGTGCGTAGCGTCATTCGTCGTCATCCTCCACCGCTGCCCGCCACAGCACGCCATCGGGCGTGTAGATGTCAAACTCGGTGAGGTTCGCGGTGTCTTCGTCCATGTGGATATCGCCCTTCGGCTTGCACTCGATGCTCTCACCTAGCGATGCGTGCGGGCCACGAAACAGGCCGTAGCCGTGACCCTCGTACCAGTCGACGCACTCCACGATCTCGCCCTTCACCCACCACGTGCCGTCGCTGACGAGTCGGCACGACTTGACGAACTCGGATGTGAGGCCGAAGTCGTCGGTGTTGTCGGTCATTCCTCGCCCTCCCCGTTGACTTCCTTCCACGCCGTCACGGTGCCGTCGGGCGTGGGTGTCTCGGTGTAGCCCCGTGGCTCGTCGGCTGCGATCGGCTCGTCTTCGGCAGCATCGGGCTTCGGCGGCGGGGAGACGATCACGGGCTCGCCCTCTGTGAACCGCTTGAACCCCGTCGCGTTCACCCGCAGCAGCACCTCGTCGGGCGTCTCCATGGCGGTGAAGTACCCGCACGCCGTTACGATGCGAGTGCCGTAGGGGTCGTCTTCGCCCTCGCGGATCATCGGGTGGATCGAGAACACGCCACGGGATGATAGGAGCGTCTCCCGCTGCTCCATGTTCTCCTGCGTGCCGTCGGGGAACACCGGCGTGGTGACCTCGAACAGCAGGTCGTCGACGATGCCCGCGGCGTCGTCTAGCTTGAGCCTGAATTCGGCCACCGTGCAGCGGAAGTTGTACCGGCCAAGCGTGGTGTACAGCGCTACGACCGGCACACGCTCGCCGTCCTTGTCGTGGCTGTTGTCCGTCAAGCCGAGCACGTGGACGGGGTAGATCCGGACTTCGCGCCCGTTCTCGTCACGGGTCAAGATGAGCGCCGAGTTAGACGACAGCCACCCTGACACGCTGTGCGAGAGGAGGAAGAACGGCCGCAGTAAGATCCGAATCAAGCGCACCCACCAGATCGGCTTGATAAACGTCATGCTTCACCCATCATGCACCGCCGACTCCCACCCGCATTCCTTGCACTTGATCACCGTCAGGCAGTGGCCGAAGCCGACTAGGAACGAGTCGCCGAGGCATTGCTTGCAGAAGATCGTAACCGCGGGATCGTCGTCGTAGGACTGCCCGATGTGAAAGTCGGTCATGGTCTTGTCGTCTGTCACGTCGCCGAGTTCGTGGTTCGTGAGGTAGCCGCGATCGGGGTGCCATGCCTCGTGTTCGTGCTCCTTCGGCTCGCGGGGCGGTGGCGTGGATGCTGCTGATACGCCCGCGCTGGCGCCCGTCCACATGGAGAAGTTGGACAGCGGCGGCGCTATGCCGAAGCGCGGGATGAACACGCCATCCGCGTTGTAGACGCCGGAGTAGACGTCTAGCACCGCGCTTGACGGCACGCTCGGCTTGAATCCCCGATCACCCATCCTCGCCGCCCCCCACCACCTTGCGCGCCAACGGCTCGATCACCAACCGCGCCGTCTCGACAGCATCCTGTGCAGTCGGCCCGGTGAACACGCGCCCGCGCAACTCGGCGAACGGCCCGTCCATGGCCATGATCTCGATCCGCGCCTCGCCGTCGATCTCCTGGATCGCGCCTGTGACCCAAGCAAGCCCGTTGTGGCCAGCCGTCACGAAGTCGTGCATGGGGAAGCCGCGTAGCTGCACCTGCCGCGCCGCATACGCCTCATGCTCCTGCAGTACCTTGTGCGTGTCCTGGTCTTCGATCCCGCTGGCCATGATCGCGAGCTTGTGCCGCAGCGTCTCCACGTCGAAGGCGTTGTCGGCGTCTGCGCGGCGTAGGACTTGGATCGCGCCCTCGAGGTGTTCGACGCGCTCGGCGAGGGCTGCGAGGTCGGCTGTGAGGGACTTCACGGTTGGTTTGGTCATCGTTCCTCGCTGTTCGTGTGCCATTGGATAGCGTCGATCACGGCTTCGATCCGGGTTAGCTTCCGCTCGTGCGTGTGCCCGCCGCAGCCGACGACGACGAACACGTGGCCGCCACGGTTGGACGGGTAGCACTCGACATCGCCAAGCGGCGACAAGTGCGCGAGGATGCCGCGCAAGACGCCATAGGTGCGCCATGATGTCAGGTCGATCGCCGGTTTCGATTGCTTGATAATGGGAAAGCCGTGAACGTCCTTCGTCTCGTACGGCGTGCAGGGGACGTCGGTGACCCTCGCTTGCCACATGTGCCACGCGATGCGCTCGCCGTCCTTGGCAGCGTACCCGTCAGGCTTCATCTCGAACCGCTGATCCATGAGCCAATCCGACAGCGCCACGAGATCGGGTGTCATCTCGGCGGGCAGATGGCGGATCATTTCACCACCTTCGACACGGCGAACAGGCCGCCCGCGGCGGCAGCGAGCACGAGAGCCACGGACAGGCCGAAGACGGGCAATCCCCACAGCGGCGCGGTCACCCATAGCCACGACCACTCGATCACGCCGCAGATCTTGAGCGTCACGAACAGGGCGCCGAAGACGACACCGATCACGGCTGGGCATCCTAGATTGATGTTCACCTTGGTTTTGTTGCTCACGACACCCTCCGGAACGCCAGCGTCCACAACTTCGCCCACGGCCGCCACTTGCTGCAGTAGTCGAACGCGCCCGTACGCCCGAACATCCACTTCGCCTGCTGCTGTACCGCCTGCGTGGGGTTGCCGTCGGGGCCGGGAACCTGCGTCTGCGTGGACTCGATGATGTGGATCGGCGGGCTGAAGCGGCACACGCCTACTTCGGGGTTGCCGTCGGCCTCGCCTGCGCTTGGGAGGAAGTACCAGCACCGTCGGCACTGCACGATCCGCCGCTGTCGCTTGCTGATCGCCTCGCGGCGAAGGTCGACGAACCCGTGGAGCGCTTCGACGGTTTGGAGCAGTGGGGCTGCGACGTTCATGGCATCCTCTTCGCGACGGCCTCGGCTACCCTCGCGCCGTCCATCTCGATCACGATGGTATCCGGCTCCATCGACTCGAATTCGCTGTTGACGAACCCCGCGCGGTCGATGGCGGCTAGCACCTCTTCGGGCGACTCGTTCACGCCGTGACCCGTGCCTGCTATCACGATCGCGCCGGGGCGGATCTCGAATGGCTGATCGGGGTTGTCGCGCTCGATGCGGTCCTGTACCGCCGTGATCGCGGTGGTGAAGATCCATAGGCGATAGGTGATCCCGCCCGCCGTGCTGTGGAGCTCTACGACGCCGCGGCTTACATCACACGTGGTCATGCGTCCCCCCGCTTCCACGCCGTCACACGGTATCCACGCTTCGGCGTGCTGTCGTCGACACGCACCATGCACCCCGATCCTTCGAGGGCCTCTACAACGGCGTAGGCGTCCGCCCTCGTCACGCACACGGCCAGCGCCTGCACGTCATCGTCAATCCCGATCTCGCCGGTCGCGAGTGCCCGATCGATCTTCGCCACCATGGCAGCGGCGATCTTCGCGGGCGTGGGCTTCGTCGTCGGCTTCTTACCGGGCTTCTTTTTCGTCATCGCTCTCTCTCGGTGGGTTGCGCACGAGATCCCGCAGCACGAGATCACGCACGAATTGGGCCATTGACGTAAGGCGCTCGTCTGCTCGGCGCTTGAGGTGGTCGAACAGGTCGTCAGTGAGCATCACGTGGAATCGGCGGGTCTTGGGTGGCACGGGCTACTCCGTCGACATCTCCGCGATCAGATCCGGGACCGTGGCGCCGATCGCTTTCAGCAACTTGTCCGCGTTGCGCGAGCCGATCTCGTCGTGGCCGTTCTCCCACTTGCTGAGCTGTGATGGCGACGTGCCCACCGCCTGAGCAACGGGCTTCTGCGTCTTGTCGGCGTTGACGCGCAGGCGTTGCAGGCTGCGGCCGAGGCGACCGTGGAAGCTCATGTCGAGCGGGGTGGAGTCTTCGGGGCGCTTGACGATCTTCTGCGCGATCTCAGCCTTGCCGAAGTAGTCTTCGAACTTCGCCTCGGCCTTCTCGGTGGCGTCCTTCTCGTCGTCAGCCTCGGCCGAGACGTACTGCCCGCCCTTGTTGTAGAGGCGGACTTCGTAACCTACTTGCGGCATGGGATCTCCTTTGGGCGAGATCCTGCACCGTTGCGGCGCATGTGTCAAGGGCGGTGTGTCAGGTGTGTCAGGCGGGTGTGTCAGGTGGGCGATGGGCCGGTCCAGCGCCATGCGGGGCATGTGTCGGCCCAACCGTGCAGTTGAGCCGTTGGCCCTATGGGACGCGTCAGACAGTATCTTGCCTTCTCGTTGGTGGCTGGATTGGCCCACCACTCACACGTCCCACACACGCGGCCTTCGGGCGGCTCCCACTCGCCGCAGGTGTTCTTCGATGGGATTGGCTCTGTGTGCGGGTAGCGGTCGCAGACGTGGATCACGTCGTCCGTACCGTAGACGTGTACCATCGTCGGACGATTCCATCTGCAGGGAGATCCACACGTCCCCCACTTCGGCCTATCCATCCTCGCCTCCCTCGCCACGATCAGCCTTCACCGCTTCCTTCACCATGTCCCGCACGATCAGCCCCCTGACGTAGTGCGCGACCGAGCAGCGGCCATCGCGGGCACGGCGGGCAAGGTACTCCCGGATCTGTTCGTCGA